GAGGAGGTCCGTGAGCTAGTGAAAAGGAGGGAAAGGAGAAGAATAACAAAAGGATGCAGGTCTATGTTTGCAGCCTCTTTGGCAACCCGGGTAAAGGTCAAGTTTGGTACCCTTCATTATAATGAAGCCAACCAGATAATGGTACACAGGTGGTTATCCGGAATTGTTGATGAGGAATTTAAAGATTTGAGGAATTGTGATAAGGCGTTAGCCCTGGAGAGGGCTACGTTTATGTCTTTTGTTACAAGTGCAGACTTCTCCCGGTTTAAGGTCCTATTCGAAGATAAGCTGATGCAGGATCGGCTTCTTGTGCGCTTCGGCGCACAAGCCTAGGGGTGCCCAGTCGTGACTAATGGCCAGGAGCCAAAAGCGAGCAACGCTTATATGTTGCTGCCTCCTGGTCAGTTGCCCGTCAAAAGACGGTTGGGTACGCCCAAAATCCGCTAATGTCTGCGCATTGGCGGGGTCTCCCCAAACATCCAAATTGCGCCGTTCAATGAGAACATAGCTACTTTACGGAGGGCTGTTGCTGAGAGGGTCTTTCTTGTTAAAGAGGAAGGCAAATTTGTTCCGCCCCCAAAACCTGATGTAGGAGTCTTCGAATCGCGTCTTGGACCGGTTCGGAACTTATTAGTACCCCATCTTCCGTCGACCTGCCCGTTGAGCTTTCAAGCTACTGTTGATTCGTTCCGGGGATGCAAGAAGGTGAGGTATGAAAAGGCTTTGCAAAAGATAGTGTCAACACGCACGGACGTTGCAAAGGAAGCTGAAGTCAGTGTATTCGTAAAGTATGAGAAGACAGATCGTACGCTTAAAGATGATCCCGTACCGCGGGTCATATCACCAAGGACACCCGAGTTTAATCTACGGATCGCCAGATATTTGCGTAAGGTGGAGGAGCCCATCTTTGACGCACTCGGTGCCCTTTTCGATCATAAGACGGTAATGAAAGGCGTCACAGTCACGGAAACTGCAAAACTTCTACGAGAGAAGTGGGACAAATACTCTAAACCCGTGGCAGTAGGACTTGACGCTTCGCGCTTCGACCAGCATGTGTCTAGGCAAGCACTTGAATTTGAACATACAATATATCCATTGTGCTTTCCGTTGAAGAAGGATAGGAAAAATCTGAGAAATCTCCTCAAACATCAACTAGTCAACAGGTGTTCTGGTTATACACCTGACGGTTCTATCAAGTATGAAGTTGATGGTACTAGAATGAGTGGAGACATGAACACTTCATTGGGCAACTGCGTGTTGATGTGCATGATGATTAAAGCATATGCACATGAAACAGGCATCAATATGCAGTTAGCGAACAATGGAGATGATTGCGTTGTGTTCATGGAAAAGTCAGACCTCTCAAAATTCCAATCTCGT